AATTAGAAAAAATAAAAGCATCATTACCGATACGAAACTGGTCTGCACAATATATGCAGAACCCGACATCTGAAGAAGGTGCGATTCTAAAACGAGAATGGTGGCGACCTTGGAAAGGACCTATTCCTAATCTTATGCACGTAATACAAAGTTATGATACAGCATTTAGTAAAAAAGAAACAGCAGACTATTCAGCGATTACTACTTGGGGTGTATTTTATCCGGTAGAAGGAGAAGGACCCAATTTGATTTTACTTGATGCTCTTAGAGGTAAATATGATTTTCCTGAATTAAAAGCTGTGGCTTTAGATGCAAATAAATATTGGGAACCCGAAAGTATTATCATAGAGCAAAAAGCTAGTGGTGAACCATTGACTCAAGAATTCAGACGTATGGGTATACCCGTGATTCCGTTTACACCCAGTAAGGGTAATGATAAACACACGCGCGTAAATGCTTGCTCACCCGTGTTTGAAAGTGGAGCGATATGGTTTCCATATGGTGAAAAATTTGCGGAGGAAGTTATTGATGAGTGTGCAGCTTTTCCTAATGGTGCCAACGATGACTATGTTGATTCAACCACACAAGCTGTGTTAAGATACAGACAAGGTAATTTCGTGGAGCTATATTCTGATTACAAAGACGATATGGATCTTCCACCTAAAGAATATAGGTACTATTGATGGCTGAAGAGCAAACTCAAGAACAAAGTGATGTTGGGATAACTGGCATACTTGGTGGGTTAGGTGCTGCTGTTGCACTTGTACCCGGACTAAGAAAAAAAGCGGCAAAAGGTATTAAAGGTTTGTTTAGACCACAAACGGATGCTGTACCACGGTCCACGAACCAAGTCCCTGTTGCCGCAGAACGTTCACAGATATTAGTGCCAAAAGACAAACAAGATTTAGCGGTAACACAACAACTAGCAAAAGATGATGCTGAATTACTTAAAATAAAAAATGCGGTAATGTCTGAACCTTTAAGTTTTGGAGGAAAAAGTAAAGGACCGTATAATTTTGGATCTACAACTTATGACTTTATTGCACTGCATCCAGCCAAAAAAGCATTGAAAGCGGATCAATGGATAGCTGAGTTTACTAATCCAGCACGTCTAGCTGATTTACGATATTCAACACCTGGCTTTCAAAACATTCGTGCAAATGTTACTAGACAAGAATTAGAAGATTTAAACTTAGCCAAGTTTGATGGTAATAAATTAACTGGTGGTTTTTTAAAAGCAGCTAAAGATGCTAACGTAAGAATTGATAAACTTACATTACTTAGATTAGCTGAACAATCACCACTAGGTAGTTTAAAAATTACATTTAAAGGCAGGCCAAAATATTATCGTAATTTAGCTGATGAAATATCACAAGACCGAATGAGTTATATTGCTAATAAGGTTGCTTTTCTAAGACCAAAGTTAAAGGCTTTGGGTTTAAATAAAAGACAAATTGATACATTTGATGATCAAACAAAAGTTAATTTAATAGAATTGCAAAAATCAAATAATTATTCTTATAAAGTTAATACAGCTGGTACACAAGAGGGATTCTTAGATCCTTTAAGAACAAAGGAAGAAATGCAACGTGGTTTGAGAGCCCTTGATCAATTAATTAATGAACAAGGCACCACAAAACTTATAAAAGCTTCAAAAACTTACGATCAAACAACGGGTGCTGATAAACTAGAATCTTTAAATCAAAAGATAGATCAATACGTCCGTCACGTAAGTCAATCAAAAACAGAAAACTTAAGCACAAAATACGGGAGTCAACGCGCGTATAGATTACAAGGTGCAGAGGCTTATGATGAATTTATTGTGCAAATCACACCACCATCAAGACTTGGTAGGGCTCCTCGAAACGTTGCACATTTCGCACAAGAAGGTGAAGACCAATTGTACTTTGTAAGATATGGAACACGTTCAGAATATTATAATCCAGACTCAAAAATTTATGCAATAGATGAAATACAAGCGGATTTAATGAAAGGTTTTGAGGATGCCGTGAAATCTGGACAAAAGTTAGAGAAACCAATTAACCCGTACAATGTTGAATTTTTGGATGATTTAACAAATTTAAGATCAAGAGAATTAGTGTCTGATGCTCGTGAAATTTTAGATAAAGGTGTTATGGCAACACAACAAGAAAGAACAAAACTACAAGAACTCAATAATCAATTAAAGACTTTACTTCAAACCAATCAAACTACGACTGCTAAAAATGTATTAAAAGAAATAAAAAAACAGCCTTATCCCTACAGACCCGTAAGTTCAAAAGAGGATTATGCCGATCACGCAGTAAAAGTTTTAGCAAAAAGAGCAGCTTTAAATGATGTTGATTTTATTGCCGTTAATCCATCAAATATTCAACACGACATATTACAGGGTAAAAAGGCAGGAAACCAAAAGTTTTATGGTATGACTGAAGGTAAGGATGTGGATACTCAGGAAGTAATAAGAGAGCTTGAACGAAAGGTAGAGAGGGGTGCAACGTTAGACCCTACACAAGTCAAACTTTTAGCTAGTTTAAAAAAAGCACGCCCACCAAAAGGACGTGTTGTTGAGGCGATGGAAAGATTAGCTAAACAATACAACTCAAGAGTTGAAAAAATTATGGTATCTAAAAGCGATCCAAAAAAACCATTTAAAGTTGTAACTACAGTAGGAAGAGAAAACACAGCTTTACACCTAGGTGCATTTAGAACAAGAGATGAAGCACAATCTTATGCTAATTATATTGGCGAAGGTCTCGTAAAAGAGATAAAAGCAGATGATCCTAAAAACTATTATGAGGCTTTTGGATTATACATTTCAAATGAAATGAAAACACAACCGTTTAAAATCTATAGAAAAATAGGAGGTCTAGTCGTAGACCTTTTTAAATGATAGGATAACGTATGTCACAAATGCCGACAGAAAAACAAAGAAAAGAATCAGAAAATTTTGCAAAAAGATTTTCATTAGATTTTGATATTTTAGGTGGTTCTGCTGATCCTATTGAATCAAGTATGGATGCATTTTTTAATCCGCCAAAAAGAAAAAGATTAAAAACAAAAGGCAAAGGATTAGATCTTATAAGAAAAAAGAAAAGAGCTTTTGACAAGGCTTATCAAAATCGTAAAATGATTCCTGTGCCCTATGAAGCATTGCCAAGTAAAATTGACTTTGCTAGTTTTGCAAAAAATCAAATGATGGGTGCAAAAAAAGGAACGTATGTCACGGTTAAAACAAAACTGGCAAGAAATAAAAAAACAAGGATTTATTAATGGCTGAAGAATTAGAAGAAATACAGGACGAGCAAGAAGTAAACGTTGAGGTAACACCGGCAAACGAAGATGTTGAAGAGTTGGTTGAAGAAGAAAAAGATTTTTTTTCAAACTTAGCTGAGGATTTAGATGAAAGAGTTTTAACATCGTTATCATCACAACTTATATCCGATTATAAAAAAGACAAAGAATCCAGAGGTGATTGGGAAAAGTCCTACACATCTGGTCTTGATTTGTTGGGTTTTAAGTATATGGATGAGGGTCAGCCATTCAAAGGTGCAAGTTCAGTTACACACCCTTTATTATCTGAAGCGGTTACACAATTTCAAGCTCAAGCTTACAAAGAATTGTTACCTAGTGATGGACCTGTAAAAACTATGGTGGTTGGTGACTCTACTCCTGAAAAAGAAGCACAAGCACAAAGAGTAAAAGATTTTATGAATTATATGGTTACTGAAGCGATGGAGGAATATACCCCTGATTTTGACCAATTACTTTTTTATTTACCCCTTGCAGGTTCAGCATTTAAAAAAGTTTACTTTGATGATTTGATGAATAGAGCTGTAAGTAAGTTTATACCTGCAGAGGATCTTATTGTCCCTTACTATGCTTCGGATTTAAAAGATTGTGAGAGAATTACACATCTAATTAAAATGAGTGAGAACGATGTTTTAAAAAAAATGACATCAGGTTTTTATAGAGATGTAAAAATTTTCCCACAAGCTGCAGATGATGACCAAATTCAAGATAAATATGACTCAATAGAGGGTGTTTCTCCATCTGGTGACAAAGAATATCAATATAATATACTAGAGATGCACGTTGATATAGATCTTGACGAGTTTGCATTAGAAAATCCAGAAAAAAAAGTAAAAATACCCTACATTGTGACCATTGATGAGGGTTCTCAGGAGATTTTAAGCATTTACAGAAACTATCAACCTAACGATCCCCTATTTATGAGACGTGAATACTTTGTTCACTACAAATTTTTGCCCGGATTAGGGTTTTATGGGTTTGGTTTGATACATATGATAGGTGGTTTAAGTAAAACTGCCACCGCAGCACTACGTCAACTGCTCGATGCGGGCACTCTTGCTAATTTACCTGCGGGTTTTAAGTCAAGAGGCATACGAATAAGGGACGATGAACAGCCATTTCAACCCGGTGAGTTCAGAGATGTGGATGCACCCGGTGGTAACATTAAGGATCAGTTTCAAATTCTACCATTTAAAGAGCCAAGTTCAGTTTTAATGCAACTTTTAGGGTTTGTTGTGGAAGCAGGACAACGTTTTGCAGCAATTGCTGATATGCAAATTGGTGAGGATAAACAAAATCGTGCTGTTGGCACTACTCTGGCTCTCTTGGAACGTGGTTCTAGGGTAATGAGTGCTATTCATAAACGTTGTTACTACTCTATGCGACAAGAATTTAGATTGTTGTCCAATGTTTTTGCAGAATATCTACCTCCACAGTATCCTTATGCTGTTTATGGCGCAGACAGAATGATAAAAGCACTAGATTTCTCACCTGAGGTTGATGTTATACCAGTTGCTGACCCAAATACGTTTTCTCTCGCTCAACGGGTCACGCTAGCCAGTCAACAATTACAAATTGCACAAAGTGCACCACAATTACACAATATTCGAGAAGCTTACAGACGTGTTTACGAGTCGTTGGGTACAAAAAAGATTGATGATCTACTTTTACCGCAAAAAATACCACAACCGATTGATCCGGGTGTTGAAAATGCGGGAGCTTTACGTATGGAAGTACCAAAAGCTTTCTATTTTCAGAATCACGATGCTCATATTGCTGCTCACGCCGCTTTTTTGCAAACAAGAATGGTTCAAGCTAATCCTATGGTGTATGCATTGTTACAAGCACATATATCTGAACACATTTCATTCAAAGCCAGAGCTCAGGTTTTATTACATATTAAAACAGAAAGACTTGATTTACAAAGACTGGAGCAAGCTGATCCTAAAGCATATTTAGCCGAAACAGAAAGTATGATAGCTCGTGTTATTGCTGACTTAACACAAGAACTAGCTATGGCTGAGCAGGGCACAACAAAACCTGATCCGGTTGTGATGTTAAAAAATAGAGAGTTAGATATAAGAGCTATGGATATGCAAAGAAGAGCCGCTGAATTTGCTGCAAGTGAAGAAAGAAAGGGTGATGAGTTCTTCCAAAGACTAGATCTTGATAAAATGAAGAGAGAAGATGCCGAGGAGGCTTCAAAAGAACGTATTAGAGTAGCTGACGAAAAGTTAGACTTACAAGAAGCAAAAATAACTAACGAAATACAAAAAGGTGGTAATGAAAAATAGACTAGGCAAACCTTTTGGCCCACCACCTAAACGTGGTCCTAATCCTCAAGTACCTCCTGTAAAACTAAAAGAGGGAGGGTTTGATCCAGAAGGTAGTGGTTATGATTATAAAAATGCTCCTAAACCAAGCTTTAAACAATTAGGTTATTTTCCTAAATATGGTTCTTTAGATCCAAAAACTGGAATGGTTCTAAAAGGCAGAAAACATAAATCGTATGATGAAACACTGAAAGCAGAAGAGAAATTAGGTAATAAAATAATAAAAAAAGGTGCGAGGTATTATTCTGTTAAAAAAAAGAAAGAGGGTGGATCTACTATGGGTGGATGTCCATATAGAGAAGAAGGAGCAAGAAGTGACATTAAAGGCATTTCAGAAATACAAGTTAAGGGAAAAAAATTTACAGGTTTATTCTAAGATTGACTCAAAAGAAACTATACTCAACTTAATTTTAATTTTACTTATTATAGAAATTCTGATACATTCTATTGAAGTAATAATAGACTGTTTACCCTATATAAAATGATAAAAGGCGACTCTGAAGAATATAATTTAATTGTAGATCAAATAAAAAAATTAACAATTGACAGAGCCACACTTACTTGTGAAATCGGGTTACGTGAGGGTTTAGGTTCAAAAATAATTATGGATGCCATAAGAGAATATAAACCAAAACTTTATAAACATATTTCTGTAGATCCTTACGGTAGTCTAGCTTATCAGCATTATGACAAACCCGACAATATAATTAATGCTGGATATGATGATGAAATGATGCAACGGACAGTCACGGAATTATATAAAAATTATAAAGAGTTTAATTTTTTTAATATGACTGATGATTATTATTTTAAAACTATGGGCGAAGGACATCAGTTTTGTTATCAAAATAATCTTATGATTTATGGTTTGTATAAAGTCGTACATC